CCCGGAGCCGCATAAGACTAAGGGGGAGGGGAAACTCTCCCCCAACTTATTCCTGGGAATTTCAGCCCTAGCGACTGTCCCAGCAGACGCTTACGAAGACTCTAGGGCCTATCTCTCGTAAGGAGAAACTCAAGATGGCTAATACTACTTTTAGCGGTGCCGTCCGTTCAGAAAACGGTTTTAAAGACATTAGCATTGCCGCAGCTACGGGTGCGGTAACAACGAACAGTACTTTTAGTAACAACACGTCTATTGGTGGCACTCTTTCCGTAACTGGTGCAATTTCTGGCACGTCAACACTTACTGCCAGACGCTCTATTAACACCGATTTCAATGCCGCTGGAGCAAAAACAGAGACCTTGACGGCGGCTCAATCAGGAACTTTGTTTTTGATTAACGGCGCGGCAGCAAATATTGTTAACCTTCCCGCGTTGGCTACAGGCAACGTAGGTGTAACCTACGAGTTCCAACTTACTGTGGCTGTTGGCGGAAGCGTAACAACTACATTCGTACTTCCGGGTAGCGCAGTATCTAATTTCCAAGGCATGTTGTCATTGGTGGCGGGTACAGCGGTTAACCCCGTTAGCGATGTTGCGGGCGATACATTGACGCTGCCAAACTCAACGGTAGCTAACGCCCGTATCTCCATGACATGCGTTGTCGATGACGGAACCAACTCTACTTGGATGACAACGGCCCTATCTACTCCTATCGCAACTATAAATTAATTTGTTTTGGGTGGGGGTTTAACCGCTCCCACCCTTTCAGAAGGAGTTCGACATGGCTGATGCTGTAACAAAAACCATCGTGCAAGACGGCGCTAGAAAGGCCGTCATCTATTGCACAAACACAAGCGACGGATCCGGCGAAGCTGCCGTTGTTAAAGTAGATGTGTCCGCGCTTGCGTCCCTGCAAGACGGGACGGCTTGCACGGGGGTTAATATTGAGAAGATCACGTTCACCAATGTCGGGATGGGTGTCAAACTTCTCTGGGACGCTTCCACGGATGTTATTGCGGCGGAACTTCCCGCTGATTACTCCGACACGCTAGACTATTCCGATATGAGCGGTCTTCCCAACGTTGCGGCCTCCGGCGGCAATACGGGAGATATTCAACTTACAACCGTTGGGCACAGCAGTGGGGACACGTATTCCATTGTTCTTTACTGTTTGAAGCAGTACTAGCGCAGGATTTAGACGTGGTTGAGAACATAGGACGCAAGAACCAACTGGAGATCCTAGAACTTCGCGGAGAATTTAAACTTCTCAACCAAAAACTAGATACAATCAAAACTAATGACCTTCACCACATACAAAAGTCGTTAGATTGGGTTCATAAGGTTCTCTGGGCAGTTGGTGTTTTAGTCTTAGGTCAACTGGGCGTTGCCTTGCAGGCGGCTCTTTGGAGTTAACGTGAAAGGTTTTTTTTACAATGGCGGTTTCCGGATCTAAGGACTTTGAGCCTAATGTAGCAGATTACGTTGAAGAAGCGTTTGAACGTTGCGGGTCAGAATTTCGGACTGGTTACGACGCGGTCACGTCCCGTCGCTCGTTAAACTTCCTTTTTGCGGATTGGGCTAATAGAGGTCTCAATCGCTGGACTATAAATCAAGTCAGTCAAACGGTCGTGTCCGGCCTCGCCGAATACCCCGCAGGTACGATAACCGCAACGGTAGGGTCGTCAACCAACCTTGTCATTGGGAACACTATTACTGGTCAGACGAGCGCGTCCACCGCTGTAGTTCTGACTAAACCAAGTTCCACCACAATTACTCTTAGCATACCAAGCGGTTCGTTTACCGCCGGAGAAACTATCTCTAGCTCTGCTAGCGATGAATCCGGCATAACTACAACTATATCAGCGGATCCCAGTATAACGGACGTTCGGTCAACGATAGACATCTTGTCTTCTGTGATACGTCGTAGTGGCACGGACATTTCTATAAGCAGGGTGAGCCGCGACGATTTTTTAAGCATCCCCACTAAAACAACCACAGGAAGGCCCACTCAATATTACGTGGACCGGCAGATTACCCCTGTTGTCAAGATATGGCCCACCCCCGAGAACAGCACGGATGTTTTTATATATGACCGGCTGTTGAGGATAGACGACGCGGATGCTTCGATAGACACCGTAGAAGTTCCGTTTCGTTTTTACCCCTGTTTGGCCGCAGGTCTGGCCTATTACCTATCCTTAAAAATAGCCCCCGAACGAACTACTCTGTTAAAGACTATATACGAAGAAGAGTTTTTGAGAGCCGCTGAAGAAGACCGGGACAGGGCTAGCTTTAGTATCGTACCCTCGTACAGCTACTTGAGCGCGACCTCGTAATGGCTAGGTATGCCTCAAATAAATATGCCCAAGGCATTTCGGATCGTTCGGGTGCCGCATATCGTTTGCGGGATATGCGTAAGGAATGGACTGGTATGCTCGTTGGAAAAGACGAGTGGGAAGCCAAGCAGCCTCAGTTGACGGTTGTAAAAACTCCAGCAGACCCCCAGGCTCTCCGAGATCCTAGGCCAGACCGCACAGAACCTGCGGTAGAAGTTCTCTTGCCTATTAACGCTTTTACGTCTTCTTCAAGCGGTTCTGCGGTAATCACAGTCTTAGAACCCGGACATGGGAGGTCCACGGGGGACGTTGTGCGGTTTCGTAGTGTAGAGAACTTCGACGGTTTCACTGAATCTGTCCTTGAATTATCTTCGGGTTATTCGATAACGGTCATTGCAGGGGATGCCAGTACCGACTTCCAGTCTTATTTTTATTCCTTCACGGCCAGCAGCGGGACCGCTACCACAGGAAGTGTTTCGGGCGGCGGATCTTTCGCCACTGCCGGTCCTGTTAGCATCACGAAATGAGTTTTTGATATGGCATATACATACACCACGCTAAAGACAGCGATACAAGATTACGTTCAAAGCACGGAAACAACGTTTGTCAGCCAGCTTCCACGATTTATTTTAAACGCAGAAGAACGCATTTTGAAAGAATGCCAATTAGATGTGTTTCGCAAGTCTTCCCAGGGTACGGCATCTAGCGGGAACGCCTACCTGCAAAAACCAAGTGATTTTCTGTCACAAAACTCACTCAGCGTAATAAATTCTTCTAGCAAAGAATTTCTGCTCTATAAGCAGGTAACCATGCTCCAGGATTTCACGGCGGATCCCGCAACTACAGGCGTTCCTAAATATTATGGAGACTGGGACGAGGCTACTTTTCTTATAGCCCCTACGCCAAACGACAACTTTACGATGGAGCTACATTACTTTTACAGGCCCGATTCTATAACCACGGCTGCCAGTGGAACCACTTGGCTAGGCGACAATGCCGAGCTAGCCCTTCTGTACGGTAGCCTTGTGGAGGCTTACACCTTTATGAAAGGCGAACCGGATATTTTAAAACAATACACAGACCGGTTTTTAGAATCGATCCAGTGGTTGAAGAATCTGGGCGAAGGAAAACAAACTCGTGACCAGTACCGATACGACCGTGTCCGAAGGGACGTAGCGTAATGCACGGTCCTGTTAGCGCCAGCGAGCTTGGCGATGCGGTGGTGTTCACTAGCAACAACGGGGGACATTCCCCGCAAGACATAGCTGAGATGGCTTTGAACAAGATAATGGCGGTTTCGGACACCGCTCCTCCTGTCATACGGGAACAAGCGTATGCTCACAGACAACGTTTAAAAGAAGTGCTAGTCTTTTATATGAATAAGATGTGTCAGAGCGAACGAACGACTATTTGGGCTTTGATGAAGCAACAGGGCCATGAAGACATGGCCGAGATTATAAGGAGGCTGTAATGGCTGTAGGAACATCTGGTATTTGCGGTACTTACAAAAGAGAGATAAACGCGGGAATCCATTTTTGGACTACGCACTCTCGCGGTGACGGAAGCTCTATTGCTGCGGACACCTTTAAGCTGGCTATGTTCACAAACAGTTCGTCTATCGACGCGGACACCACGGGGTATACTACAAGCAATGAGGTTAGTGGTACTAACTACACGGCTGGGGGCGCGTCTATAGCGAGCGCTACCATTGGCCTTGGTGATAACAGTAGTTCTGTTCCTACGGCATTTATCGACATGGCCGACGTAACTTTTTCCACGGCTAC